AGCTTAACCCAATTAGCAATATCGGTTGCAGGTAACGATGCTAAAATATAGGTTTCACTTGAATCAGTCCTTACAGCCGTATCGCCTACGCTTACTGACAACGCAAGCATTGACGCTTCACTATCAACAACGAATGTATCGTTAGTAACGATAGCAGGCAATTGCGCGGGGCTAATCAATCCGCTTGCATCAAGACCTGCATAACCGTTTACTTGGTCTTTATTCGCTACGTTTTCAGCCGTATAGCCTAAGCTTTCTTGCTTGCTATTTAAGGCATTTTGAATTGACAACGGGCTTACATCCGTACCATCACCAGTGATGGTGCCATCAACAGCAACGCTTGCTAAGGCTGCATTCAGCTTGACCCTGACCGTATCGCCATAGTCGTTATTTAATATCTTTACGATAGTAGGCATTAGCTAGATTCCTCTACCCATGACAAAGAATAACGTAACGTAACCGCCGTTTCGCTAGTGTTTCTAGCAATGATTGCCATAGTTTCATCGGGACGTAAAAACGCACCTAGCCGCTCAGGATCGGTGCTAGATGACTCTGTAGTTCCAGACTTATTGGTTGCGCTATAATGCAAAAATGCAATGGTAAATACCGTGTCATAGGTTCCATTCTGGTCATAAACAGCAGACGGTCCAGTTTCAGTTGCAGGTGATTTAACATCGTACTCAACAACGGAGTCATCTACAGATACCGATGTGTACACAGGGAGTGTAGTGAACTGTGGATTCTTAACAATCTGAACAGTAACAGTGCCTTCCCCTGTCGAAGGTGGATCAGCCGTAATTGTAATGCTGATTAATTTAGCGCGGGTTAAATTAGGCTTTCCATTAAATGTATTTTTAGCATGAAAAACAGCAATTGTTTGCACATTAGTATTAGCTGATAAAACATGCTCTCCGTAATTTGTAGTGTTAGCGTCATTTAATGGCATATTCGGGAAAACAATATAACGGTCTTGATTGGTTTTTTCACTTGACCCGAAGGTGCTGCCATTCCATGATCCGCTTTTTACAATGCAATTTGATAATGCTTTAATAGCAATAGGGAATGCAGGATATTTAACGTGTGGATTATCTAATAAACCCTCAGTTTGAATCTCTGCAACCTTATACCACTCCCCTCCCTTTCTACAGAAAAGCACAGGATTAGCTACACCTAAATAACCAGCTAAAACCATATACACATTTAATTTACTAGCATCAAAACCAGTAATAAATGATGTATCTAATTGAGTAAATCCAGTTTCCACGCCTTCATCTAAATACCCAAAGCTTAATACGCCGTTATCATATTTTAATGGAAACCCATTGCCGCTACCAAAACCGCCCGCATATCCAATTCCAGTTCCTGTAAAGGAAGCAGTAAATTGAATTTGCATTGAATGCCCATTGATATATCTAACAACATCTAAACTTTCTACTAATGCGCTACCTGTCGTTCCGCCATCAACATATGCGGAAGAGTTAGCTACACCAGTGCTACCGTCACCTGTTAAAACAGACGGCTTAACATCAAACCTAGTATTTAACTGATTGCTGGCAAAGTTTACACTGACATGATCAAATCTTGCTGCAATTAAAGCCTCTCCAAACGGTCCAATTACTTGCTGATTTTTAAAGAAGTGATTAGGGCTATCGTAAGGATTAGCTAAACTGCCATCACCCTTTTTTAAAAAATAAGACTTTTGCCCATCATAATCAGCAAAAGGGATTACATTGAAGCCATCGCTCATTAACTTAATTCCTCAGTTATTTCAGGGTGATCAGCTTGCAAATGATTAGGCATCCATTGCGATGTTGCCTTCCAGACACCGCTATCGTTCCAATACCCTGTATCTAAAATCCAAGGCGCGGGGATTGGGGTTATTTCATTTAAGCTTGCATTTTGATTATGCAAAACTTTATTTAATCTATTCAGCATATTTACTTAGTTTTAAAGCAGGATACTTAGCTGGTCCAATATTAACAGTGCCATCGGTATCACCACCGCGCAACACCGCAACCTTTTGAGTAGGGTCAATATAGAAAGCTAACACTTGACCCGCAGGATACAGGAAGCTTGTATTTGTGGCCACAGGATCATCCCCTGCTTCCAAGTAAAAATTAACATCACTCCAAACAATAAATAAATGTTCTGGAATAGCAGCGGATTGAGTGCTTGTTGTTGTAGCTGACAGCTTAATCCCGTATTCTGGAACTGTCGTTACAGGTACATTAGCTTGTCGTGGCATTATGACTCACTCACAATAGAGAATAATCGTGTATTTTGATGATGCAAGATGACAGGTTTAATAGTTAAACCCTGCAATCTTATTTCACCAGACTTAATCTTATCAAGCATATTATTAGCACTATCACAACTACGTTGTAATGTTTCAAAGCCATTGCTATTTACGTCATCATGTAATTGGCAACGGGCTAATCCGCAACAAATATGCTTGATAAGATTAACAGTGTTTGCAGGCTTATCAGTTAAATCTAATGGCGTTGAATAATATGAACCTAAAAATGAATCCATATACCCGCTAACGCTAGATAAAATAGCTTCTTTTCTTGCAGTATCAAAAACACCCATTTCATCACTGCCAAAAAAAATATCTAAATCATCTACCGTAGCGTACATTATTCAATACCTAAATCAGATTCTTGCTTACTAGCCTTGGTGCGTTTTACAGGCTTAGTATCTTCGACAACTGGCTTTGGTTTAAAGCTACCTTCGACTAACTCATAACCAGCGTCAACAAGATACTTAGCATCGCCCTCATTTTCGGTTTCAATAAAGCCATTATTGAACTTTAAAAAACGTCCATTTACTTTATTGAATACCGAAATATTAGGTTCTTTATTAGACTTGATTTTAAAAATCATAATTAAACAACCGTATAAACGACAGTTCCACCCGTGATAGTGGTATCACCTAAAGTGAAGTCAGCAATCGTGACAGTTACAGTTTCACCTGCAAGCCATGCGGCTGCATTGCCAGAGACTTTAATCATGGCAGTGCCATGGTGAAAAACTAAGTCAGCACTAGCTAGTGTAGCCGTCCCCGCAACGCTAGTATCAGCAATAGTGACAGCACCAGTAGCAGTAGCGCGTACCCCATTAAGAATAATAGTATTGTCTGGGGTTGTTAAACTTACATTTACCGTTCGATCCCATGCTTCACTTGTAGCAGGAACATTATCAGTACTAGGGTAGGTATTAATTTTCACCATACCTAATGCTAACTGACTTAAAGATTCAAACATCCGTCTCACTACAGGGTCTAGTCTTGTGTCAGGCATGATACTCTCCTTAAGATACTAACAGGTTAGTGATCTTGCCGTGATATTGAGATGGACCATGATCTAAACCTAAGACAGCAGCAACCTGCCATGAGTCAGCCATGCCTTGCTTGCCTAATGGCTCAATATAAACAGGCGGGTAACCCATTTTAGGCATAGCCATTAACCGCAACACAGACATCTCTGCAACTAACAACTGGTCAGTAGGCATTTGGAAGTCATAGACAACACCAACTTGCCCATGATCAGTTAAGATAGATTCGATATTGACCCCGCCAACATCGTAAGCTTGCGGCTGATAACCGTACAGATAGCTTAATGCTGATTTCAAACGTGCATTGACAATCACCACAGGCACTTCAAAGATAGCACCGTTGCCTCGCATATCACCGATCAGCTGATCAAACATTTGAGTAGTCAATGGTGATCCGCTTGAATTGATTGCCGTAACGCTACTTGCTTCCAATAAACCACGAGACTGTGCAGCCGTGTTAGCATCAACAGCTTTTTGGTAAACCCCTTGAAGCATAGTAAATTCAAGGTTTTTAGCCATTTTGCGCATAGTGGATTGCAACTGAAATTCCATAGGGCTTTCATTCAGTAATGCGCCGCTAGGGGAATGCAGTAACGTTGAATCGGCTTGAACAACGCCAACGCCTTTAGCTTGGGCAATGTCAGATAATGCAATAATCTCTTGAAAGATTTGCGTTGTATTGGTTGTTTGACCGAGCGTGAAAGTATTAGCAGTCGGTGCTGTTAAACTAGCATTCTCAGAGATGGACGGTTGCGCCGCACTGCCAACATCTAAAGATTGCCCAACTGAGAACTCAATGCTTGGTGTAGTCCAAACATTCATCCCAGAGATACCCCCCATCATGGTCAGCAAAGGCGTGTGGTTTTGCCCTGCCAAATACAACACGCCAGTAAGGTTTAGGCTGTTGTGGTAAGTTGTGACTCCGCTAATAGGCATTTAGTTTTTCCCTCTTAATGCTGCAATTTCAATTGTTCAAATGCAGCCTTAGATGCCGCGCTAAAATCACGCTTATCTAATGCTTGCTGATACTTGTATTGAGGCGAACCTGTATTAGCTTCACCTTGTTGTTGCACACCATTGCCGCTTGTGGTTCGACCTTTGAAAAGGTATGGCTTATTCTGTTTAAATTCGGCTAAAAAGTTTTCAACGGGAGTCATTGAATTATTACCTTCGTCATCAACTACAATAATTTCATTCCCATTGCGCTGTAACTTAGATTCAGTTAAACGGATAACGTCGTTTAAAGCGTCCTCACTTAAAACATCGTTACCAATAGTCTTACGGATTGCGCCATGAATATAATGCTTATCCAATTCGGACTTAGCAGTTACCGCTTCGTTTTTGATAGCAGCTAATTGCTCTTCATATTCAGCTTTAATTTCGGCTAACTTGTTTTCAAAACCTTTATTAACTTGGGCTTTGTATTTTTCAAAATCGCCTTCTTCAATCAGCTTTTTCTCATCCTTTTGACGCTTCATTTCCAGCATACTAGAAACGTCATCTTGAGAGACACCTAACTTTTGCCATTTAGCAATTTCAGACTCTTGTGTTTTAGCTTTCTTAGCTAACTCAGATTTTTCCTTTTGAGCGGTTTCAAGCTTTGCTTCTAATTCAGCAAGCTTTTTAGCTTCAAGAGAAGGCTCTTGATTTTCGGTCTGGACAACTTCGTCTGTGTTTTCTGGTTCTGGTTTTTCAGTAGAACCGTCAGCATTCAATTGTTCGCGTGGCATCTTTAACCTCATATACAGGGTATATACAAATAGTAAACACAGTAAACACAAAGTGTATACATGTTAGATATAAAATAGTAAACTATTATTTATTTGTCAAGCTCATTAAAAGTAGTATTCATAATAATACTACCCACTGAATCATAAGACATACCAAGCCAATCACCAGCCATTTTAAGCCCATTCTCAATACAGTCTTTAAGACTCGTAGCCATCATTGTTAATCGCGTATCTGACTCTGCTTGATCTAATGCCCGTGCGGTTGCTGTCTCGCTTCCAGTCGGTCGTGTAAGCAATTCAGGTAATCCTAAAAACTGCATTTCGTGTTTAATGCTTTCGATAGCAAGTCTAGCCTGTTCTAATGAATCGCCTTTAGCTTCAGTATAGAATGTTTTAGCATCGGGATTGCTAGATACAAAAGCTCTCCCCATTCCGATATTTAACGCGGGCGTTGTATTTGAATCATTAGCATCGCCAAATAATTCTTCTTGCGAATACCCTACAATGTTTAATAATGGCACACAACTAACATGCACTAAATTAGTGAAGTCCGATTGCATTTGATACAATTGAATGGTCTTATCAGCTAAACTCATGTACACGGGCTTGGACATAAAAGGATTAGAATGGTTAGACATGATAATTAACGGGATATAATCTAAATGAGTAATCCGTTCCTTGCCATCCATTAACTCCCAACCGCCATACTTATCTTTAGCAAACTTTCTAATGCGATACTTGCCATTGTACAAATCAAGTACGTAGATATAATCAGCATCCTTGCGTGTAAATTCGTCAACCTTCACAGTTTCAACGCATCTAATTCTTACTTGCGTAAGCACTTTACGCCCATCAATAATGTCGTAATCAATACTATAAACCTGATCCGCGCTGTATCTAGTAAAGAAGGGTCTAGCATTAAGATTAATTTCATCTTGCTTCGACCATTCTCTACCCTCTTGTCTAACTCTTACTTGGGCATCGCTTGTGTCTGGGTAATCAACTAAAAAATAATTAACCCCGTCAAGGATAAAGTCTTTTAAAAACTGATTAGCAAAAACTTGTAAATGGTTGCCGCAAAAATCAATATCCTCTGCCATTTGAATAACGGCAGGATTAGTTACATCCTCAGCTAACCTAAGCTCTTTATCAAACACCTTGCCTATCGTTTTTGATACCGCCTCACTATAAGCATTAAAATAAAATGTTCTATTCAGCCTGTTGATATAAGACTGGTCATTTTCACCTGCTTCTTTAGGCAGGTAATTCATATAAAAATAAGACGTTCTATTATATGCTGGTGTCATATTTACCGCATAAGCCGCGCTCCCATACAACGATTTAGCACGTAAGCTAAGGCTGTCTCCCTCTGCTAAATCTCTACTAATAACACGATACGACTCATGCGCAACATGATACGGATCACGGGTATCAATACTCATAAATGAAAAACCCTTTCAAATGATTTTGGTTTACTGTAAAATGTAAGTGCCAACGCATCGGCTGCGTCTGGTGACGCTTTAATTTTAGCAATGATTGAATCCTTAGATTCAAGTAGCCTTTGCCCTTTTGATTTGTACTCAATTCTAGGTGCGTTTAACTCCCTAACAAGCGTCCCGTCTTTAGGTATTTGAACGCATCTAGTATCTAACCATTCGGCTATTTTATACCACATCTCAGTGCGTACATTATAATAGCGTTCCTTATTAGATGCTGACTCCTGAAACTGTACTGCATTAACACGAGACTTATAACCTAGCTCAACTAACCTGTCATAGATGCCTGCACCTAGCCCGCCCATATCCATATTTAAAATAGCGTTAGGTCTATCATCAAGCATATTCTTTAACAACCCTACTAATTCCATAGTATCAGGTGTTTTTCTCCGAACCAAATTAAATGCGCAATTACCACGTCTTTCTATAATAGCAGTAAAATCTTTCCCGTCCCTAGCAGGATCAACCCCGATAATATGATCGCCTTTAGGGTCAGCATTAAATCTAATTGCCGCTTCTATATTATCAATAGCAATAAGCGATTCGTCACTTGATTGAAAAGCCTCTCCCGATGTTAAAGGATAATCCTTTCTAAAGATATGCAAGCCATCAAAACCATACCCTGCTATTTTCAATCTACGCCAGTATATTTGCTCATTATCTAAACCATGCTGCTTCTTGATTTCAATTTCATCTTTAGTGAGAGTAAACCCGTCTGGAATAGAGACGCGGTATTCAGGTTGCCAATACCAAGGTATGAACACAGGAATATATCCATTCTCTCCCAACTCTGCCGCAACCCACTGATCATAAAAATATCCACTGCTACCATTAGCAGTAGATTCTAAAAATGATTCAGTCCCTTTAGAATTGCTTAACGACTCCATGACACCCGCCGCGTGATCATAAGCGTGTGGCCAATAAGCAACCTCACTACCATGAAACAACTGAATCGTACCAGACCGTCCCGTTGCTTTATTACCCGCCGTGCCTACCCGATACCCGCTATTGAGTTTAGCAAACTCTAAAACCTTTCCTGAGTTATAACGCTGTTCAGGTTTGATTGCAGACGGCAAATGCTCATAGTACATCTTAGCCATACTAAACAGGTTATCAGTTGCCGCGTGTTCATGCGTTAGAATAAAAGCTTTAAGACCTAAACGGGTTGCTACTTTGTGGAAAAACCGCCCTTCGATATAAGTTGAAACCCCTTGCTGTCTCCCTTTAACCGAAACAATACGTACCTTACCTGTCTCTTTTAACTGATTTTCTGCAATAGAATGTATATATTTTTGAGCTTGATTAAAAGCCAAAGGGAGAACACCACCCTGTTTAGTTCTTATTCTAAGGAACTTAGCGGCATAAAGTTGATAACTATCTACCAGTCTTTTAATTGCTTCAAGATCAGTCATAATATGTTTTTGAATAATCTACTTCGCGCGCTATGCCGTTCTCAACAATGACCGTATCATCAACTTTAAAGTCACCAGTAGCGATAGCTAGACCGCGCTTAGTTGCGATCTTAAGCTTACCATTCGGTGCAATTTCAACGACGACACCCTTTACTTTCTCTGAGCTTTCACGTTGTCTTGTAGGGAGAATAAATCTAAACATTTAATTTTTTAAAAAACACGTTATAATAAATACAACAACTCTCCCCGTGTCGTGATGCGGGGCTTAAAGCCGCCTACTATGGGCGGTTTTTTATTTTGAATTTATCTACCATGACTAACATCGTCTGGTAAATAGATAGCAATACACTGATTATAAGGATTGCAATAGAGAATGTAATCATCAAGACAAACAGTACAGGCATGATTAGCATGTATAAAAAAACATAAGCAATAACTTGATTTGGCAAATGTCGCTCTTTTTGTTTATCAAGAAACGTATCCCTAAGTTTTCTACCTGCTTCAGCCCCGATTTTTCCAGATTGCTCTAGGTCGTCATTCATCGCGCTAACACCTATCAGTCCTGTTAAAAACTTTTATACAGTTTGATTTTCAAATAGTGGCATTTGTTCCTCTTCTTTGATGGCGACGGATGCTTGTTTAAATTGTTTGATGTTGTCGGGCGTTGTGGTGACAGCCTCGGCAGTTTCTATTCGCGTTTTAGCAATTTCAAAATAATCAGGGTCTAACTCGATCCCGATAAATTCCCGCCCAAGTTGTTTTGCCGCGATACCCGTTGTGCCGCTACCCATAAAGCAATCAAGCACAATATCGCCTTCGTTGCTAGTCAATTCGATAAGCCATTGCATTAATTGAAGTGGCTTGACTGTGGGGTGTTTGATGTTGTATTCGTCTTTGCCTTTTTGTTGCAGATTATGCGGCGTAAAACTGACAAGGTTTCTAGGTTTGCAGCCTGTTGTTACGGTTTGGAAAGCCTTTAAAAAACGTTTT